TCATGCGGCTTTCGGCAATCCGTCCTCATTGACCTGACGGGCGTCCATTTTTGCCTGAATCCAGCGGTCAATCTCGTCCTCCGACCAGGCTACGCAGTTGCCCCCGAGGTCGATTTGCGCAGGGAACTCCTTTTTCCGGATCCGGTCGTAGATGGTGTTCTTGGACAGCCCGGTCTTGGTGATGACCTCTTTCAGGCGCAGCAGGTTGGGGGCTCGGCGTTCGGTGGTGCTGGTCATCTGGTCTCCTCCGCCGCGGCGAGCGGCTGACTGGTTTTGATAAATGGCGGTCACGCTGCGTTGCCGGCGGCCAGACCGGGCAGCCGCATCTGCACCACGTTGTCGACTACGGCCGGCTCCGGCGTCCGGCGCACGCGCGCGGGGCGGTTGACCCGCTTCCATTCCGCGATCGCGGCGTCCGGCTCGGCGTGCTTCCGGGTATGCCGGCACCGGCACTCGACGAAGTGGCCGCCGCCGGCGGCGAGGCCGCGCAGGTCGTGGATGTGGCGCGCGCTGTGACCGGCGGCGCAGTCCGGCAGCGGCTCGGGGTGGCTGATGTGTCGCTGGGTCATGCTGCGTCTCCAAGTGAAAGGCCGGGCTGCACCGCGCGGATGCGGGCCTCGGCGATCGCGGCGTATTCGGGGTCAAGCTCAATGCCGATGAACTGGAAGCCTTCCATGAGCGCTGCCCGGCCGGTACTGCCGCTGCCGGCGAACGGATCCAGCACCAGCCCGCCGCGCGGGGTGACCAGGCGGCACAGGTAGCGCATGAGGTCGGTTGGCTTCACGGTTGGGTGGTGATTGCCGTTGCGGGCCGGCCAGCTGGCCTGCTCGCACTCGCGCATCGTGGCGCCAGCGGCTACGGCCGGCGCCGGACCGGACTCCACCCCGTCGTTACGATCCTCACGGGTGGCCTTGGCGCAGTAGAAGAATCGAGCGGCACTGCCTTCATCGATGCGCCGCTGACCCGGCCGTATCTTGAATCCGACACCGCCTTGGTTATCACTGTCGGCGCTGGGCTCGCCCTGTCTGCGCATCCGGCCATAGATGCCAGAGGTCTTCTCGCTGGGCGCCGTGTGGCTGATCGGCCCTTGCTGACCCTTCGCAGCTGGAAACGCCGCGAGCACGTCATCACTGCCGTCGTGGATCAGGTTGGCCGGCCAGCGGCCCAACGCCTCGGCCTTCGCCACATTGGCGTTGCACCGCTCCGCGTGCGCGGCCTTAGCCTGTGCGTCCTGCATCCACGGTCGATGCCAGCCATCGGGCCCGACTTTCGGCGCACCGTTCTGGTCGCCGCCACCCAGCCCATCCTCGGTCGCGATCCGGCAACAATCGATGTTCAGCCCAGCCGTGCCGTATTCGTGCCAGGTCGCGGCAACAGTTCCGGCCAACGGCTTGCGCGCAACCGTGATCGGCTCCAGGGCTGGTTTGAGTGCAGTCCCGCCCCACGGGCCGTTGTGGGACTTCGGGAAGCCGGACCCATAGACCCACGCGATCATGTCGCGGATCTCGAATCCAGCATCCTCGATGCGCACGGCCATCCGGTGCTGAGTGCGCGTGCCGGCGAACGCCAGCACGTGGCCGCCCGGCTTCAGCACGCGCAGGCATTCGGCCCAGATCTCAGTGCTCGGCACATCGTAGTCCCAGCGCTTGCCCATGAAGGACAGGCCGTAGGGAGGATCGGTCACGATCGCATCTACCGAGTCGGCGGCCATGCCGCGCATCACGTCCAGGCAGTTTCCGACGTGAATCATGCGAACAGCTCCGGTTGAACGGGGAACGCCGGCGGCGCCGGGCGGGGAAGGGTGGCGGCGCGGCGGCGAGCCGACTGGGCCATGCGGAACATGCACCAGAAGCCGTGGCCTGCCAGCCGGCGGGCGCGCGCCTCGCTGATCAGCACGCGCGCTGTGTGCTTGGCTTGGGTGATGGGATCAGCCACCGGCCACCTCCACGCGCTTGAACTCGATGACCCACACCCAGGGATTTGCTTCCCACGCGGGCTCGCCGTAGAGCTGCGACCACAGCTGGTGGAAGGCCCACTCGGGGTGGTCGCACGGTCCGGGCAGCCAGCTGCCGCTCTCCGACTGGGAGAGGCCTTCTGCCACGGCGTCCGCCTCGGTGATTGCCTGCAGCCGCTCCACGCGGACGGCGGTGATCTCCAGTACCAGGCGGCAGGCCTCGCGCGGCATGTGGATGCTGGGCCGCCACTTGATCCCGTAGTCCTTTCGGGCGAAATCGCCAGGCGAGCCCGGCAGCGTGTCCGCCGAATAGGCATAGCGCTGGATTGGGCCATCGATATTGGGTCGATGCTCGATACCGGTGCCGCGCAGGTCGGCGAAGCTCTCCCGCACCCACAGCCGGTCGCCGGGCTGGCCGAGCGGGCAGGACAGGGTGTCGCCAGTTCGGGTATGCCAGATGCAGACATGCTCGGGCACCAGATTCCCCTTCCGGTCGCGGGCTCCGTAGCCGCCCGATGTGGACGCCTCCCACTGGCCTAGCGGGTTCTGATGCGGCAGCGTCGCTACGCGCCGGGTCTGGGTCTTCTGGCCGGCGAGGATGGCGCGCACCATGGCGCCGTTGAAGAGGATCGGTCGCTCGCGCATTACACGTCCTCCCGCAGCTTGGTGCGCCGGTTACGCGGCGGCTTGACGGTGGCCAGGGTGGTGGGAATGGAGGTGCACAGGCCGAACCGCAGAAGCTGAGCGATCGCCTGCAGCTCCCCTTCGTAGCTCTCCAGGTCCTCCCCGGCGCGTACGTTCTCTGCCTCGCATGGGTAGCCCCGTTCGTCGAGGCACAGGGCTAGCAGCTCGCGGGCCTGCTGTTCGATATCAGCCATTGTCGAACCCCTCCGCGCGTTGAGCAGCCAGCCCGCGCTTCACGCACTCGGGGCAGTAGTCCAGCCGGCCAACGTTTCGCCAGCCGTACTGTTCTTTGATCCGAGCACGCACGTCGCGCGCCGATTCGTTGGGGTTACCGGACTGTTCGGTTTCGCCGCACCCGTCGCAGGTGTACTGCAGCCACTTTTCGATCACGACCCCACCCCCGGCGCTGCATCGCGCTGCTGCTCGGACGGGAAGCCCATAGCCTGCTCAACCAGTAGCAATGTGCGAGCGCGGCACTGGTTGAAGCCTTGGCGCCACGCTTGCCCGGGCGTCAGGTCATCGATCAGCCCGCCGAGCTGTTCACTGAGCCACTCCGGCGGAACCAGCCGGTGCAGGTCGATGCCCTGCGCGGGCGGGGCGGCATAGAGCGGTGCCATGTTGCTCACGCGATCCGCCACGCCAGGGAACAGCTCGGCGATGAAGCCACCATCGACCCTTGTGCGTACCTGCCCGACAGGCACCTGCGCCCCCGGCTGGCGGGTGGCGAGATGCTGGGCGAGCGCGCATGCGAAGTCGGCAGCCAGCTCAGTCGCGATATAGGTCGCGAAGTCGTGTCGACCGATCTCGCGGGCGAAGAAGTGAGCGATGTAGCAGCGGGCGCCATCGCTGGTGCTGATCGCCGCGGCGGGCTTCTCGGTCGTCATGGCTTGCTTCCCTTCTCGTGGTCTCTGATGCGGTCAATGAGGTAGGTGGCTTCCCTTCGCCATTTATCGCGGTCGAAAGGGTCGAGGTGCTTGGCGAGGTAGTGGAGCTTTTCGAGCGGTTCGATCAGCCAGGTGATGCGGAAGGGCATGGCGGAGCGGTGATCGCGGAGCGGGGCATGCGGCCGGCAGTCCGGTCCTGCGAGCCACTCGACCTCGTCGCAGTCCAGGCATCGGCCGTCACCATTGCTTCCGGGCGGCCACCGGTGGTCCTGCATTCCGACCGGCGGGTGGAGGTAGAGCGCGCGGATGGTCAGATTCCGGCGGCGCGGGTTGGCCACGTCCTCGAGCCTGGCCTCTGCCCAAGGCTCTCTGCTGCCGGGCAGCCGGCATTCGTAGCGGACCGGCTTCTGGGTCCCATAGAGCTGGTCCATGAAGACCTTTGCCCAGGCAGCGGCAATCTCGGCGGGCACGGGCTCGCCGGCGGCGCCAGCGCGGCGCATGGCGCGCACGGTGGAGGCCACGGTCGGATCAGCCATCGCGGCCGCGCCTCCACGCATCGGGCACCTGGGTGGCGCAGAGCAGTGCGCCCATGAGCAGGTAGACGCCGGTGTCTTCGATGCCGGCCCAGGCCATGGCGAAGGCGACGGCCGCGAGCAGTGCGCCGAGCAGCACCAGGCCGCCCGCACGCCAGTGGCGGATCAGCCCGCGCATCGGATCTGCTCCATCAGGGCGGCGAAGTGCTCTTCCTCGCGGCGCTGCAGCCATGCGGTGGCGACGAGGGCGCCGGCGGTGAAGCCGACGATCAGGCCGAAGGCGAAGTCGATTCCGCTCACGAGCGCACCGCCTTTGCCAACTCGTACTCGCTGCCCAACACTTCCTTCATGCGCGGCATCGCCTTCTTCGTGGAGGCGTAAACGAAGCCGTTCGAGCGGAAGAGCGTCAGGCCTTCAAACAAGAAGTCGCAGCTGCTGCTGAACCCAAGGGCTCGGTACACAGCATTCGTGTCGATATCGCGGGCTGGCAGGTGCATCTGCCATTCGGCCTGCAATGCCTTGAGCGCGGCTTTTGTTTCCGCGGTTGCACCTTTGAGCGGCGTGCTGCGGGGCCACTGAAGGCCATTGCTATCGGGTGCACGCCACAGATCGCGGGGCCGGGCCGGGCTGAATTTGATGCCAGCGAGCCGCGCAGGGTCCGCGTACATCAGGCCCTTGCCGCCAAAGCGGGCGGCGAACGCCTCGATCTCGGCCTGCAGCAGTTCCTTGTCGGAGCGCTCCTGCTCGTAGGCAGCCAGCACCGCGGCGTCGTTGGTCTTGTAGTAGCTCATGCGGCCCCCGGCGCGTTGTTGCGGGCGGCGCGAGACAGGTCGCGTGTCATGTCGGAGACGGCGCGGGCGGCGCTCTTGTGGCCGTCCAGTACCTCACGGCGGGCGAGGGCTGCGGCACGGGCGATGTGGTGCGGGCGGTAGCCCATGCGCTTGGCGGCGATCGCCACGGCCAGGCCGGCGCCGTTGGCGCGCTGGGCGGTGTTGGTGGGGAACTGGAGGATGACGGCGCTCATGCCTGCACCTCGACCAGGTCGGCGTTGCCGAGCTGCAAGGGGCCGATGCGCATGCCGGTGCGGATGTGGTTGGCGCGCAGTTTGAGCGCGGCGCTGGAGCCTTGCATGGCCAGCAAAGCCCATGCGCTTGGGGAGAGCTCCAGCAGGGTGCGGCCGGCGACGGCGATCACCACAGCGTCGTTGGCGTGGTCAGGGGTCACCGTGACCGGGCCGGAAATGCAATCCAGGCAGCTCGGGGCAGCTGTTGCCATCAGGCGTTCGCCGAGCTTGGCGGCCTCGCCAGCCTCCAGCGAGATCAGTGCCTCGCCAATCTTGATGGCGACGGAATTGCTACGTGGGCGCGCTTCCACGACGGGGATGGCGCGCGCGCTGACGATGATGGAAGCCATGGAAGTCTCCGTGCCCCGGCCCGGATGGGCTGTTACTGGGGCGACGGAACTAGAATCACAAAACGTGATCCTTCTGTCAACACAAAATGTGATGCTTGCCCGTGCGAATTATGAACAGGCCCCGCAAGCGTTCAGCCTGCGGGGCAGGGGCGCACTTTCAGTCGAAGCTGTGGCGGATCAATCCAGCGTCCTCAAAGGACACGTCGTCGCGGATGCACTCGCGCGCACGGTCGAGATCTCTGTGGAGCGCTATCAACTCTTCGTCGGAGAGTTCTTCGATGCCGACCTTGCCCAACGTGGCCTGATCTACGATCAGTTGAACGCCGAACTGTTGGTACGTCCTGGCGAGGCTACGGATCATGCGTAGGTGGCTTTCCCGCACTACGGAATCAAAGCCTGTGCGAACCCCTGGCACCACCAGTGAAAGTGCAGGGCGCGCATTAGGCGCTGCGTTGATTCGCTCCACCAGCTTGTGCAGCAGTGCGTCCGTCTTGCTCATCAATCCGTTTACCCCTCTCCATATCGCGCTTTTCACGCCACTTTGCGAAATCCACCAGGTTCCGTTGTTCGGCCGGGCGGTCGTCTGCCGCAATCCACTCGTACACGTCAGCAAACAGATCAGCTTCGGCCTCAAAATCAACGGCCTTGCCCAATGTTGCGAACGCAGCGACTAGAAAGCGGTAGCTGGAAGCGAGGATGTCAGGATCGGGTCGCGAAACCTGAGACGCGGGAGATTCGCCAAACAGCGAGGCAACGGATACGCCAAGTGCTTTGGCCAACGCTGGCACTTCCGACACCTTGGGCTCGCGTGCGGTGGGCGCCGAGGACTCATAGTTGGCGATTCGGCTCTGCCCGGACCAGCCGCAGGCGAGCGCAAGGGCTTCCTGGGTCAGGCCAGCGCGGAGTCGGGCAGCACGGAGATTGTCGGAAAATGCCATCCGTCAATTCTTCACGCTTTGTGATGCAAGGCCAACACAATATGTGTTGCATGGAGGATCACGATATGTGATGCTTTCTGCATGGACGCACTCGACAAAGCTGTGAAAGGCGCCGGCGGGGTTACCGCGCTGGCTTTCTCCCTCGGGGTATCGCAGAGCGCCGTGAGCAACTGGCGCAAGCGCCGCCGGGTGCCCGCGGAGCATGTGCTCTCGATCGAGCGCACCACTGGGGTATCTCGCCATGAACTCTGTCCGGACGTGTTCGGCGCTGCGCCGTGTGGCAACGCCACCGCGCTCGCTGAGCCAGTAGCCCGAGCGCCAATCACGAAGGCTGCGTTGCGCGCACGGCTGTGCCTGAGCAGCGATGGGCATCTGGCCAAAGTGTTGAAGCTGCCCGCGGCCGAGGTTGAGGCCTGGCCAGAAGATGACCGCGTTCCGGCCTTGCCGCAGGTGCTGCAGCTGCTCGGTGTGCAGGAACAGCCGCCTCCGGTCGCTTCGGCGCCGGAGGATCCGGACGCCGACCGTATCGACCTCGGCATCCACGCCGCCTGATTGGCCGTCCTTGGCCATCGTCCCTGAATTGAATTCGTCCATGACGCCGATCGTGCGCCATGACGGGCCAGCTCGAAACCTTGAAACACCCGTCTTCCCAAGGTGAACCCATGACCTGCCGCACCTCCGCTCTCAACTGGATCGACGTCCTGTACAACTCCGTGCGCGAAACGCCCGGCGGCGTACAGGCGGCTGCCGCGTACCTGGCGCAGCGCCGCGGCAAATCGATGCACCCGGAGACGCTCCGCGCGAAGTTGCGCGGCCTTGAGGGCGAATCGGTGACCATCGAGATTGCCGAACTGCTGACGGAGTGGATGCAGGAGCAGACCGCGAGTAAGGAGCGCGCGCTGGACTGGCTGCAGGCCTTCGCCGGCCGCTTCGATCTGGCGGTCGAAGTGGTGCCGCCGGCTCCGGAAGGTGGCTGGGCTGACGAAGTCGGCGCAATCCAGACAAAGCTGCTGGAGATCAACAGTTTCATGGGCCGTCTCGCAGGCACCGCTGTGAAGGCGATGGCCGACCGCCGCATTGATAGCGATGAAGCACAACTCATGATTCGTGAGGCGCGATCGATTATCACGATGGCGTATCGCCTGATCCGCAACATCGCTCGCGCAGCCGCGAAGGGGAGGGCAGCTCGATGAATCATCCGGCCCGTGCATGCGACCCAGGCACCAGCCACGAGGCTGCACGCCACATTGTTGCGAGCGGTGTGCAGCTCGATCAGCAAGCTGTTGCCCTGACCGCGGTCAAGGAAGCGCCTGGCCTCACCAGTAACGAGCTGGCCCAGCGGACCGTGCTCGATCGCTACATGCTCGCCCGCCGCCTCCCCGAGCTGGAAGAGGCCGGGCTGGTGTGGCGCGGCCCGAAGAAGCCGTGCGAGGTCAGTGGCCGCAGCGCATGTACCTGGTGGCCGGTGGCCCCTGGGCAGAACTACGTGTTGGCGGTCTGACATGAGCTTTGAAGCGTTCGCATGGGCTGCTCGCCAGCGCGTCACCAGCACACAGAAGCTGGTACTGCTGATGTTGGCCGAGCGCCACAACAAGGACACCGGGCAGTGCAGGCCGAGCCACGACACGCTTGCGGACGATTGCGGGTTGTCACGGCGTTCGGTCATTGATCAGATCCAGAAGCTGGCTCAGGCCGGCTACATCACGATCCTCGCGCGAGCAAACGGCAACGTGAAGCTGGCGAATCAGTACCTGCTCAACTTCCATTTCGGCATCCAGGCGAAGCCGAAAGCGCCGGACCATGATCCATATCTGGTGGTGAACGACGTTCACCACGGGGTAGTGCAGGAGATTCCTCCGGTGGTGAACGTCGTTCACCAGGGTGGTGCACCAGTTGCACATAAACCAGGAAAAGAACCAGGAAAAGAACCCAAGAGCAGAAAGAAGCGCGCAAGCGCGCCGACCGCCCACCCGGCGGATCTGGATTTCTCGTCCTGGCCAACCCCGCCGTCCCCCCAAGTTCTGGCCGACTGGCTGCAGCTTCGCCGCCAGCGCCGCGCCCCGGTAACCCCGACCGTGCTCGCCAGCTTCGGCCGCGAGCTGCATCTGGCCGAGGCCTTGGGATTCACCGTCGATGACTGCCTCCGCAAGTGCTGCAACCGCAGCTGGCAGGGCTTCGAAGCTGCCTGGCTCGAACGCGAGCTGACCACCACCCATCGTCCCACTGGAGGCACCCATGCAATCCGTCGCGAATCTCCTGCCGAACGCGTCATGCGCCTTGCCCTCGACGGCGAGCGCGCCGATGCCGAGCGCGGCCCTGTCATCGACGGTGACGCGCACTCTCTGGGTCCGCATGGCTGAGATCTATGGCCCTAAGTGGACGGCCGGCTATGGCGACAACCCGAATACGGGTGCGGCACTGACTTGGGCCAAGGGTTTGGCTGGGCTGACCGGCGAGCAGCTGGCCGCTGGCATCGCTGGCTGCATCGCCTGCGCGGACCCTTGGCCGCCGACGCTTCCTGAATTCCGCCTGCGCTGCCTGGGCGTGCCGGCTTTCGCTGCGGTGCGTGCCGATGCTGGCAGGCGGGACGGCTTCACCCGGCTGGTCTGGCAGTACCTCGATGGCCACCGCTACCGGCTGGCGAGCTCGGACATGGCCGATCGCCTGCTGCGGGAAGCGTATGACCAAGCCCGCGAGCACGTGATGCGCGGCGGAACGCTGCCGGACGCACCGGTGGCCGAGATTGAACACGAGGTCCGGGAGCAGGTGCCGGCCAGCCGGGAACAGGTGCAGCAGCACATGGCCGAGATCGCCCGTGAGCTGAACATGGCTGGCGCTGCGGAGGCTGCCTGATGCGCGCGCTGCGGACCCAGTTGGACATCTTCGAACACGATCCGGCGCGGCTGGCCAAGGCCAACCGTGTGGCCGCCGAGACGGCGCTGATCGACGTGCAGTTCACCGAGACCGAGCGCCAGGAGCGCCACGACTACTACCTGGGCGAGGCGCTTCGGCTTGAAGCGCTTGCCCGCCAATGCCATCGCGCGCCGGCCCGACGCCGCCGCACCGCCACACAGACAGGAGCAACAGCCCGATGAAACCACTGGTCATCTACCACGCCAACTGCGCCGACGGGTTCACCGCGGCGTGGGCCGTCCGTCAGGCCATGGACTGCGACTTCTACCCTGGGGTGTATGGCGACCCGCCGCCGCCGAATTCGACTGGCAGGGACGTGATCCTGGTGGACTTCTGCTATGCGCCGGATGTGATGCGTCTCCTGCAGAAACTGGCGTCGTCGATCCTGGTGCTCGATCACCACAAGAGCGCCGAGGCATACCTACAGCCCGAGCATCAGCACGTCGTGCGGATCGATCAGTCCGCCCACAGCTTCAACTGGGACAAGGTGCTGGCATACGCCAGGGCAGACAAGGGCTGGATCCCGCACACGGTGATCTACGCGCTTTTCGATCAGAATCGCAGCGGCGCTGGGATCGCGTGGGACTTCTTCCATCCCGGCAAGGCCAGGCCGCTGTTCCTGGACCACGTGGAAGACCGTGACCTGTGGCGGTTCGCGCTGCAGCACACGCGCGAGATATGCGCGGCGGTGCACAGCCATCCGTACACGTTCGAAGCCTGGGACGCGCTGGCGGCCGAGCCGACGTTCTCGCTCTACCAGCAGGGGCTGGTGCTGGAGCGGGCTCGGGCGAAGGACATCGCCGAGCAGGTCGAGCTGTCCCGCCGGGAGCTGGTGATCGGCAACTACCGTGTGCCCGCGGCGAGCATGCCGCGGGCACTGGTCAGCGAGGCCGGGCACCTGATGGGCAAGGGCAAACCGTTCGCCGCCTCGTACTACGACACGGCTGCCGGCCGAGTATTCAGCCTGCGCTCGGCCGATGACGGCGTGGACGTGAGCGAGGTCGCAAAGCTGTATGGCGGTGGAGGTCATGCGCGCGCTGCAGGGTTCACGGTCCCGCGCGACCACGAACTGGCGAGGGCGTGATGGGCAAGCTCTGGCAAGAGACGCTCTGGGGCGCCGCCGGTTACCTGTTCCTTGTCTACCTCATGGGGGCTCCGGCGTGGGTTGGCCTTATCGGCGGCTTGCTGGTGGTCCTGATGCGGAGGGCGCTCTGATGGACTTCACCGCCTTCAGCACGCGCAGCAAGTACGCCGCCCAGATCAATGACGGGTACTCGGCCCGATTGAACGGTGACGGGCTGAGCACCAACCCGCACATGGTGTGGGTGGACACGCAGGACGAGCTGGAGCCGCGCAAGGTGCAGCCGCTGGGCGAGAAGGCGCTGGCCTGGCAACACGGCTGGCGCACCGCCGACCGCGACGAGAAGCGCAGGGGAGGCGCGCGCTGATGTGGTCCAGCGCGCCGCCGCCGAACGCCGCGGAGTCAGCCCGTATCCAGGCCGCCAAAGTCGGGCCGTGCATGGCATGCCTTTCGCTGGTGGTGCAGGGGCTTCTGGACATTGAGCAGGTGTTCGTCGGCGGGGATTACCAGCACACGAAGTCCGGAAATATCCGGCGTGGCCACTGGTTCGGGTTCTGCCTTTGCGTGTGGCACCACCGCCGGCACCCCTTCGGGAACAACACGTTCGCGCAGATGCGCGAGAGATGGGGGCCGAGCCTGATGGATGGCTCGCGCACCTTCCACGAAACGTATGGCAGCGACGACGAGCTGATTGAACAACAGACCTACATCATCGAGTTGAGGGCAGTTGCGTGAGTGAGAGCAAGAAGACATGCGCCGATCAGGTCCGTGCGGCGTTCGACCAGGCCCCAGCCGAGGGGCTGAGCTACGCGGGGCTGTACGAGAAGCTGGCAGCCGATGGCGTGGATACAGGCAAGGCCAAGGACCGCATCAACAGCTCGTTGCGCTACTTGGTCGCGCGCGGCTATCTGCTCAGGGCCGGCGAGCGCGAACACGCGATGTTCCGCAGGAGTGGCACGGCAATGGCTCGGCCCCGTCTGACCGAATCGCAGAGGGCAGAGCGCACCAAGGTAAAGAACCGCCGGCGCGTGGAGAGGGCCAGGGCTGCGCGAGGTGTGACGGTAGGGCTGCGAGCCGCAATGATTCCCAAGCCCGTCCGGGCGGCTCCCACGGCCAAGCCGGTTTTCGAGACGTTCGAGCAGTGGCAGGCGAGGGGCGGAAAGGTCGAGCGCCTGACTGCGGCCTGGGAACGGCCGGGGTAGAGGGGACGGCGTCGCGATCGGTGCGACGCACTGGGAAGAAGCTGGACGGATGGACCTGACCCGCTACGACGACAAGGCGCTGGCGCTGCTGAGCAGCATCCAGCAAGACATAGCCGCGATGCGATGGACGAGGGCGTGGACCGCCCCAGCCGTACGCCGCGAGGCAGAGCAGGCACTGCGCCGGGCACGCGCGCTGCGCCGTGAAATCAATCGACGAGAGCACAAGGGGAAAGGCCATGGGGAACAAACGTGAGCTGATGGCGCGGCTTGGACCGTCAACCGTCAAATTCGATACGGGCCGGGGCGGAATTGCTGACCTCACCAATCAGGACATCGCC